TAGCAACTGGCGCAGCAGTAGTCGGAGCAATCATTGCAGCGGTTAAATTATTTGATAATGTAACCGCGGCATCAGGCGGCACAGGCGGCAACACAGTTGCAGCAGCAAGCCTTCCAGAAGGCTTTACTACTGGGACGCCAGTTATTGGCGGTGGCGTTACTACTGGAGGCGTTACTGGTAAAGGTGTTACTACTGGTGGGGGAACTGTAATTGGATCATTGCCTGTATTTCCTTCGGGGCTTAATCCAACTGGCAGAGCGATACCTTCAAACTTTGATGTAGCAGCAGCTAGGAGAGGCGAAGAAGGTGATCGACCTATCGTTATCAATGTCAATGCACCAAGCGCAATAGATGAAGAAGGATTTACTCGAGCAGTTGTATTAGCTCTTAACAACAGCAATGCTCGCAACGGCGGTGGGGGCGCTATTCTTGGCGGCCTAGTGGCAGAATGACCCTTTGGAATCCAGTCTATAGAGTTAAGGTTGATGGCGTTACAGTCACTAGCGCAACCCTTAGCGGATTAACTATTACTTCAGGTCGCACTGATATTTATCAACAGCCCATTGCTGGTTACTGCAATTTAAGTCTTATAGAAACAGCTGAAGCTGCAATCCCCTATGAGGTAAATGACGCAGTAACAATAGAAGTCCAAGATTCTACTGGCGCTTATGTCAATCTATTTGGCGGCTTTATTACTGACTTAGGCATTACAGTCCAGACTTCAGGATTAACAGCTACTAGCCAAAGAATTCAAATAACTGCCGTAGGAGCTTTAGCAAGACTTGCTAGGGCGGTTTATGTTGGCAACTTTGCTCATCAATTTGATGGTGACCGAATTGAAGAATTACTAAGCACAGTTTTATTTGACCAATGGAATGAAGTGCCAGCTGCCGAGACTTGGAATGGTTATGACGCAACGACTCAATGGCAGGATGCAGAAAATAGCGGACTAGGCGAGATAGATACTCCTGGTGATTATGATTTGCACTCAGAGACTGGCCTTAATGACACAGTTTATAATTTAGCTTCTAGGTATGCTACTAGCGGCTTAGGTTACTTATATGAGGATGCTCAAGGCCGAATTGGTTACGCTGATTCGACACACCGCAGCCAATACCTTGCGACTAACGGCTATGTTGATCTTGATGGCAATCACGCCATTGGCCCAGCTCTTTCCATTGTCAAGCGCGCTGGCGATGTTCGCAATGCCATCACAGTCGGCTATGGAACTGGCAACGCAGAAGTAAGCGATGAAGATGCAGCTTCTATATCCCTTTACGGCCAATTAGCTACCACAATATCTACCACTCTTAGGCATAAAGCTGACGCTGAAGCCCAAGCAGCCTTCTATCTACTTATTCGCGCTTATCCTCAATTTGCGCTACGGCAGATAACCTTTACAACGGCTAATCCAGAGATTGACAATGCCGACCGAGATAGCCTTCTAAATGTATTTATGGGTATGCCATTAAATATTACTAATCTGCCATCCAATATGACCGATGGCGAGTTTCAAGGATTTGTTGAGGGTTGGACTTGGACTGCAAGTCTCAACCGCCTAGACCTGACAATGAACCTATCGCCTATAGCTTTCAGCCTTCAAGCCTTCCGTTGGAACTCAGTCCCAGCGGTAGAAAGTTGGAATACAATAAACCCATTACTGGAATGGTATAACGCTACAATTGTGGCATAGGAGACTAAATGGCAACGACTACTAATTACGGCTGGGACACTCCTGACGACACTGATCTCGTCAAGGATGGCGCAGCTGCAATTCGCACATTGGGAAGCTCAATTGATACAACGACAAAGAACTTAAACCCACAGACTACTACTGGCGCTCTTGCTTATAGATCAGCAACCGCCAATGTAAATACTGCATTGCCTATTGGGACGACTGGCCAAGTCTTAACAGTTGCAGCTGGAGTTCCTAGCTGGGCTGCGCCTGCTAGTGGTGGCAAAGTGTTGCAAGTTGTAAGTGCATCAACGGCTACTTCAGTCACAATTACTAGTCCAACTTATACAGACAGTGGTTTATCATTATCAATTACGCCTAGTTCCACTACAAGTAAAGTTTTAGTGCTAGTAATGCAGGTGTTAAAAGCAAATAAAACAGGCGGCTCAGCGCATATCAACGGATTAAAACTTTTAAGAGCTGCTACAACGATTTTAGATAATGATAGATTTTATGTAGTTCAGCAAACCGATAACACTGTATCTAGCATTTCGTATTTAGATAGTCCTGCAACAACAAGCGCAACAACTTACAAAACTCAATACGGATTTCTTGGTGGAATTGGGGATTTACAATGCCAACCCGATTCAACAAATACAAGCACAATGATTCTATTAGAAATTGGAGCGTAAAGTGGCAACAGGAGCAGAAGTGCTACATATGTTAATTCCCTCAGGTGGTTGGGCAATTACTGGTAATGATTATGAAGGCATCAAATTTTTAGAAGCAGAGCCAATTACAAAAGAAGAATACGAAGCAGGCTTTGCACAATATGATTCTTGGAAGGCTGAGCAAGATGCAGCAAGGGCCTCCCAAAAGGCAGCATTGCTAGATCGGCTTGGCCTTACAGCAGACGAAGCCAAGTTGCTTCTGAGTTAAGCACAATACCTTGAAATAATGAATAGACTATGTGCAGCTGGCGTCCAACTTCGAGAGCAAATTGATGATGATTATCCTGATCGCGATAGGAAGTCTGACGGCTGGATTGCTGATGCTCGGCACATTGCTAAAGGCAGTTCTGACCATATACCAGCAAATGGAATCGTTAGAGCTATAGACATTGATTCTGACCTAGCAGCTCACAAAGAAGAAGCTTATGCGTTGGTTGAAAAAATTCGTAAGTGCGCTAAGAAAGGCGATAAACGCATCAAATATATTATCTACGATGGCAAGATTATGAGCCCTATATTGGGTTGGAAGCGGCGTAAATACTCAGGCCCTAATCCTCATCGTTCTCATTTCCATATTAGTTTTACAACTTTGGGAGACAAAGACAGCAGTTATTTTGACCTAGAAGGAGACAAGAATGAGCGACCTAAAAAAGATGGCCGAAAGCTGGGCAAAGACATTCCTAGCGACAGCACTAGCGACTTACCTAGCGGTGGGATTCGACATCAATGCGATTGCAAATGCCGCTCTAGTGTCAGTCTTGCCTAGCATCATTAACTGGCTTAATCCCAACTACGAGCGTTACGGCAAAGTCCGGTAATGGTTGCAGCTGAATTAGCAACCCTAGTTGCATCAGTCTTAGGATCAATTGCCCTACTGATTGCTGGGCTTCGCTACATAATTAAATTGGAGAATATTCCAATAGTGTCGCGCCTTGATAAAATGGAGTCTCAGCTAGAATTGGCCCTAGCGAGAGGGGTCAGAAATGGCAACGCGAAAGCGCATAAGTAAGAAGCCAGTAAAGCGTCCGAAAAGACGCAGAACTACTAAAGAAACTCCTTTAACAAAGCTTGATTTCTGGGCTATTGCTGCCAATGAAGTTTATAAAGCTTGCCGTAGAGCTGGTATGGATGAAGGCACTTCGCTGGCTTTCGCTATGGATCGTAGCTCTTATCCTGATTGGATAGTGCCAGCAGATGACCCAATAAAGAAAATTGGTTGGGAAGATGGCGAGGAAGATAACTAATCTACTTTCGAGAGGTTGAGTTATTCGAGGCTCTCAAGTCGCTTTACCCAGACTTGACGCCCTTATCAGCGACCGACCGAGCAGATGGCATTACTAGCGATTCTTATATCGAGCTCAAATGCCGTAGAACGCACTATGACCGCTTATTGATTGAGAAGAAGAAGTGGGATTATCTGGCCGATATAAGGGCTAGAACGGGCGCTAAGACCCTTTATATCAACTCTACACCTCAGGGCATCTACCAGTTCGACTTAGGGGCTCTAATCGAACCTGACTGGGTTTTAAAGAGTCTGCCAGTTACCACCGATTTCAGCAACAAAGCCCATTCCGAGAGGCTATGCGGATTTTTAGATATCCGACTCGCCGAGCTATTACTTGTCTAAATAGATTTAAGCAAATACATTTAGCCCGTAAATCCATTTAGGGATTACAGAACGGGAGCATAAATGATAAATAAAGTAGCTCTAATTCGATTTGATTCTCAAGCAGGGGCTTGGACTGATGAGACAAATTGGGTTAAGGGATCAATAATCAGACGATTTGCTAAAGAGCGAATGGGTAAGAAGCAATTGCGAGGCCGTTTATCTAAGGCTGAAATCTCTGCATATTGGCTTGATAAATATGGGGTGAGCGCAGATGTTTCCTAATTTATCTGATACGCAAGTCTTTGCAATAACGATTGGCGTTCCATTCTTCGGCCTTTATTTATGGTCTCTTTGGAGTTCAGCTAAAGCCAAAGCCTTTAATGAAGGATATAAGAGAGGGAGAGCAAGTGTCCGATACACAGAGATCATTAAGTGACTGGATCAACGATGCTGGTGACACCCTGTTCGACAGGGGGGTTGAATATGGCGACCCGAGGCACAATTTTCTACGCATTTTCAAAATCTGTCAGACACTCGGTATTCAGCTCCGAGACCCATCTGACTTGGCGCTTATTGCTATCGCGACCAAACTCTCAAGAATGTTGGAAAGTCCAGAGCGCGAAGATTCGTATCTCGATCTCATTGGATATGCCGCTATCTTGGGTCGATGCAGATTTTCTACACCAGAAGATTGGGACGACATTGAGTCTGACTCGCAATCATAATCAAAACCAATGGTGTGACTATTGCAAATATCGCTATGGCGCTCACAAAAGATTTGTGATGATAAACGATGCAGCTGAAAGGGCAGAAGTGCCTAGACCTGCAGTCTGGAAAGTCCAAAGCGAGACACCGCTTCGCAAAGCGCAGGTCAGGTTCTATTGCCAGCCTTGCGCCGATGAAGCTCAAAACTGGCCAGATGGCACATTCTATACATTAAAAGAACAGTTAGAAGATGCGATAAATGATTTCGCAGGGAGAGAGAAGTTAGATGTCGAATTACCTAGATGATTATGTAAGTGTCCAAGATAGATTAAAGGAGTTTATAAATGCGTATCCCGATTATCGGATTAAGACTCACACATTGGCAGAATCGCTTGTCGCTAATTGTGATGTTTATATTGTTAAAGTTGAGTTGTATCGGACTGAGGCTGACAATAACCCTTGGACTACGGGTTTATCTAGCGAGTCTAAGTCTAAACAGTATGCGCTGGAACTTGCCGAGACCGGCGCTCTTGGGCGAGCACTTAACCTTGCTGGATTCTTCGCTAAGCCGACTGGAGCGCCAAAGAAAGCTATACAAACAACAAAGCCAGAGCTTGCATCCTTCATTAAGGAGCAAAGACCGAATGACCCAGAGCCAATTGTCTGGGATGTTACGGCTATTGCGGCGGAACTTGGGGCCGAAGTAATTGATGAACTGCCATTATGTAAATGTGGCAGAGGGCCAATGATTCTTAAGTCTGGAACTAAAGATGGCAAAGAGTATCGAGGCTACACCTGCCCTAGCAAAGACAGAGCAGACCAATGTCCAGCTAGATGGATGAGAATTGGTGCAGATGGGCATTGGGTGTTTCAAAAATGAAAATGAGCATAATGTATGACAAATATATGGATTTTAAATTTTGGTCAAGTAGCGCTAACAGAAGCTGGATGGAAGCCAATTTTCCTGATTTCACAAACCAAGATTTAGGATTCTATAACAAAGGTTATTTTGCTGCTCTGGATGAGGTAAAAGAAGCTATTGGGTTGAATGAATTTAATAAATTACTGCAGAAATTAGACCCTGATGCGAGCTGACGCTCATCCTTTTCAATGCTCACATTGCTTAGCGGTAACGCCGCATATTGAGCTGCATCGGTATGAGACTAGTGATATACCCGAAGCGCCTGAAGAAGTCTGGTTAATTGAGTGTCAGCGTTGCTTCTTGCAGCGCATTATCTATCCATCTGATCGCGTTACTAGCAAAGAGGACGATATTGTGCGTTGCTCGCAATGCGGTGGATGGAAGATGAAATCGGGTAAATGTCGAGTATGCAGATTAGCAGCTGGTTTTGAGCAAATTAGCGTAAAATACTGGACAGGCAACGCAACTATGGAAAGGCCCTACAACGATGAGCAGACCTCACTCTATTAGATATATCCGTCAGCTAATGGAGTGGGGATTTGATAAGGAGTTTATAGCCAAGGATTGTGGTATCAATCTGGCATCACTTGAGACCAGATTAAGAAGGCAAGAAGAAAGGGAGCGCAATGGGAATCAAAGAACTGAGCCTAGAACTCGCAGCGGTAAGTCTGATAGCTGATGAGGCTAAGAAGGCCAAGGATAGGCTAAGAGCTGCACTACAGACAGAGATGGACAAGATAGGTGCAGACAGAGTTAAGGCTGAATATGGTGATGATGTGATTGCCTATGTCACTACCAGTAAGCCTAAGTTTAAGTGGGTTATTAAGAACGAGCGCGAGTTCGTTAAATGGGTAAAAAACAATATATCTAGCGAGATAGTTGAGACAGTCCGGGAATCATCTCGCGATGCGATACTAGATAAGTTCCACTATATCAATGGCGATGATGTTATTGATCCAAATGGTGAAAGAGTTGAATGGCTAGAAGGCACAATAGCTGAGCCATATCTAGTTACTAAGTTCCATAGTGATGGCAGAGAAAGGCTGAAAGACGCCTTTCAATCAGGCCAGTTAGAGTTTAAGAAGATATGGGAGTTAGAGTGAAAGATGACATATACCCGATATGGAGAGATATAGATGACCATATGGATATGCCTGATGGGGTTGATTTCTAGTAAATACTAATAAAACTTGTCCATATAGTGAGATGAGGAGTAAGTCAATGCGTAAGATATTTGACAAAGGCATTACCATAACGCCAAAGCGCGGGCGCATAGCTGGCCCTTCAGCGAAGGTTAGGACAGCCTATTGCCTTTCGCTGATGCTACTGGCCTTACAGGCTATATCTATACAATCATCAAAAGCAGATATGAATCTAAAGCTCTATGCTTATAACAAATTAGATTGGCAAGAGTTTCAATGTTATAACTGGTTAATTTATAAAGAGAGTAGATGGAATCCAAAGGCTCGTAATGGATCACACTATGGCCTTGGTCAGATGCGTTCTACTTGGTATAGAGACCTTAGCCCTAGGCAGCAGATAGATGCACATATCAAATACATAAGACATAGATATAAATGCGCTTGCGATGCCTTGCAACACTTAGAGACCAAGGGCTGGCATTGAGCAGACGCTATAACTCCAGCTACTACCAAAAGACAAGACTTCAAGTGCTTCAAAGAGATTACAATACTTGCCACTATTGCGGGCTAGAAGCAACTACAGTTGATCATCTAATACCTATCAGCAAAGGTGGAACTGATGAAGCTTCTAATATGGTGGCTTGCTGCACTCAATGCAATAGTTCTAAGCGAGATCGTATGACCCCTACCTTTTTTGAGCGCGCCAGCAGACCCACGACCCCCATTGGGAAGATTTTCCCTGAAAATGGCTCGGCTAGG